TCAATGCTCACAATGGCATCGTTGATGTTGGTCGCTTCTTTGTCCTGTGCTTCTTTCTTGTTGTTCTCAATGTTCTGCATTGCCTTATCAAGGTTGGTCTGCCACATTGCTATTCTTTCCTCTATGTATTTCTTCTGCTCTTGCAGATTGTCGCTCTTACGGATTTTGATTTGTGCGAGGGCTTCTTTCATATCCTCCCAGTGTTCAGGCAGTCCAAGTTCCTGTCTTAATGCATTCTGTCTTTCTTTCATCTCTACGATTGCCAGCAGTGTGGTGAATTTGATAAAGTTGATTTTCGCAATCTCGGCACTTCCCAGCATCAGCAGGTCGTTGGTCTTGGCGTTAATAGATATGCTATACTCTCGGATGATGTCGTTAAACTTGCTTTTCAGCACCTCCTGTTGCTCTTTGTCTTCTTCCAGCTCCTCGCCATCATATCCCTTTATCATATAGTTGTAATCGCCTGTTTCTGTTATTCTTTCATAGTTGAATAGTGGCAGTTCCTTGGAATCTTTATAGAGTTTCATTTGTTTTTTGTTGTCTTCACAAATTTACTTATTTTTATTTAGTCTAAATAAGAATAATATATTATATTTGTCAAAAGATTATTGCTGTGGGGATTTTAACGAGAATAGACAACGGAATATCGGCTTTTAAGTCTGCGTTTATGGGAAGCAGTGTTGCGCCTATCTATGCGAGATTGAGTAATGGTACGCACTCATATAACTACGAAACCGAGCGTATGGGCGTGTTATCGTTCTTGGGAATAGGGAAAACTTACTTTTCGCCAAAGGAAGATTATAAGGCTTACTACATAGACGGCACTTTTCTTTCGGACTGCATCAATCTATATGCAGATTTTGCTTCGCAGGTAAGAATACAAGAGGTAGATGACAAAGGCGAAGCTGTGGACAATTCCGAATATCTGAAATTCCTCAACGAGCCTAATGAGTTTCAAAATCAGACCGATTTTATCAAGGAAATGGTGGTCAATCTGCTCACTACTGGGATGTCTATCCAATATGGTAATTTCTTTAAGAACGGCAATTTAAGGGCGAGTCCTTCGCTTTACAACTTGGAATTTAACAACATCAAGTTTCCAGAGATAAAAGACCCTTATACGCTCACAAGGGACAAAATAAAGACTTTAAAGGTAATAGAAACCCTTGCTGATGGTGTGCAGAGAACAAGAGAACTGCACGAGTTGGCTTTTTTCTACGATACCATAGCAAGGAAGAATTACAGAGGAGATGGAGCAAAGAACATGTATTTCAATCCTATATCAAGGATTTCTTCTATCCTCTACTCTATTCAGACTATCCTCAACAGTGAGGATATGATATGTTTTCTTACTTCTAATCCTGTGAATTCTATCATTAGCAGAAAAGCAACAGGGGCAGGGATTGCGCCATTGAGTGGCGACCAAAAAAACGATATAGAAGCGAAACTCAACGGAAGAGGAAGATATGGCGCAGGAATGGGTAAGGCTGGCGATGTTATCGCTACGAATGAAACTTTGGAAAGATTAGACCTTACAAGGGATAACAAAAAACTGCAAACCATAGAGATGCAGGAGAATGCCAAGGAAAACATCCGAAATAGATACCTAATTCCAAAAGACTTCTTCGGTGGTAGTACCTATGAAAACCAGCAGTTTGCAGAAGCTAAATTCATTTTAGGCAATGTGAAAACTATCACAGACAACTGGCTTCAAGAACTGACCAACAAGTCGCCTAAATACTTCAAGGAGCGAGGAACAAGGCTGATAGGAACATACGACCACCTGCCGAGTGTAATCGCCATTAAAACCAAGCTCAAAAACGAGGGCTTCAAGTTCAAAGCAGAAGCATTGGTATCGCTTTTAGGAGCGTTTGAAAAAGCGCAGGAATTAGGCGTAAGCAGTGACTTTGAGCAATTTGTCAAAGAGCGAGGCTTTGAGGACTTTATAAATAATGAATAATGGACAAAAACACAGAGAAAATAAACGAAAAACTGAAAGACTCTAAAACCAATCCTAAATTGGTGCAGAGCCTGAAAGACAAAAAGAAGATTTTAGAGAAAAAACAAATCGTGAAGAAATGATGATAAGAGCAAAAGAGATTCCTAACAGAACATTCGAAACAAAAGAGGATATGTTCAAGTTCCTGAAAGAGAATAAGAACTTCCTTATTTCACAGAAGAAAATGGCAGTGAAGCTGTCAGACCCTTTTGCGTTTTCTTTTGCCATAAATGAAAAGGGCGAAACGATTAAAACAGCAGAAGTGTCACCCGAAGAGATAAACACTATCAGGGTAAAGGCAGTTATCAACTCTACCAACATCTATGATTCCCACGGAGATGTTTCCATCAACGGAAGCTGGAACAGAACAGCCAAAAACTCCAAGAATATCTACCTGCTGAAAGAACACAAGATGAATTTTGAAAACATCATCAGTGATGAAGTGGAAGTGAGAGTAGAGAAATTCAACTGGAAAGATTTGGGTTTTAACTACCTTGGAGAAACAGAGTGTTTGGTATTCTACGCCACGCTGAAAAAGGACAGAAACCCTTATATGTTCGGTCAATATGCCAAAGGATATGTAAAGGAACATTCGGCAGGGCTTCGCTACATTCAGCTGGAACTCGCTATCAATTCAGATGCTGAATGGGATAAAGAAGAAAAGGCTGTTTGGGACAAGTATTACAATGATATTGTAAACAAAGAAGATGTTGATGAATACGGCTACTTCTGGGCTGTAACAGAACAAAAGATAATAGAGGGCAGTGCTGTGGTCAAAGGCAGCAACTTTGCTACTCCAACGATACTTGTAGAACCCGTCGCTGACACTTCTACTGCAAAAGAGGACTCGGATAATTCCACTCCTAAAAGTGTGATTGAAAATTATTTAGTAACCCTTTAAAAATTTACAAGATGAATTTTGAAAAGAAATCTTTAACAGAAATTGCAAAGATGTCAGATGAGGAAAAAGAAAAGTATTTCGCTGACAAAGAGGCTTTTGAAAAAAGCCAAAGAGAAGCAGAATTGGAAACCCTAAAAACTGGGCTTGAAACTACTATCTCTGAAAAAGAGAAAGAAACACAGCAGTCTATTGACAATGTGCTTAAAATCGTGGAAGAAATTAAGGCTACACAGGGAGGTCTTACAGTTGATGTCTTCTTGGAAGCAATAAAGAAAAACCACGAGGCGATTAAAAAGGCTTACGAGTCTAAATCAGGTGTGGTGGAGATTGAGTTCAAACAAGCTGCGCCAATCACTACTGGTGCTGTAACATTAGGGACAACTCCAAACATCTTGGGAACACAAATCGCACCTGTTTCTAATGTTAATCTTCGTGGAATGGACATTGAGAACTTCGTGTCTGTATTGCCTACTTCACAGCCTGTATATGCTTATACAGAGGTAGTTCCAAAGGACGGAAACTACGAGTTTGTAGCAGAGGGGAACAAAAAACCACAGATTGACTTCAAGGTTTCAACAGAATTTGCGAAGCCAAAGAAAATCGCTGCTTGGATGCACCTAACAGAAGAGTCTGTTTACGACATCAAAGGATTGGAAGGCGTGGCAAAAGACTACTTGAAGAAAAAGCACGACCTATTCAAAAACAAGGCTATCTTGTTCGGTGATGGTGCTGGGGAAAATCCAAAAGGCGCAACAAAGTATGGCCGTGCGTTCGTAGCGAACAACATGGCACTGAAAGTTACAAAGCCTAACTTCATGGATGTGGTGAATGCAGCGGTGACTGACATCGCTACTACTCACAACTACGAGGATGAAACGCCATACATGGCAAACTTGGTGCTTGTGAATCCAGTAGACTTCTACTTGGAATTAGTAGCAGCAAAAGACAACGAGGGAAGACCATTGTATCCAACGGCTTCGCTATTCAACACAGTGGTAATCGGTGGAATGGTTATCAAATCTGATGAATCTGTGCCACAAGGTAAAATCTTCGTGGGAGACCTTAGCAAGTATAACATCACGGACTACCTTTCTTACACAGTGAGAATCGGTTGGATAAATGATGACTTCATCAAGAACCAATTCGTAATCTTGGGAGAATCAAGATTCCACGCATTCGTGAAAAAACTTGATGAAAAAGCATTCATCTACGATGACATCGCTACTATCAAAACAGCAATTACAAAAGCGTAAGTATGGAAGTAAAGCTGTTGAGAGACTGGGGCGACCATAAGAAAGGCAGTGTTCTGAATATACTGGACGCTACTGTGATAAAAGCAGGTTTAGAAGTAGAACTTTTCGAGCCAGCAAAGAAAGAGGGTAAAGACAACAAGAAACAAGCTGAAAAATAGATACTAAATGCTGATAGACAAAACATATTTTAAAGGCGATTTGCTTATTCCCAACTTGGATGAGCCAAATCCTGATGAAAACACCACTGCGGTGAATTTAGATGAATTGATTGACAAGGTAGAGGAAGAAGTTTTGTCTTTCAGTTTTGGTGTCAAAATGTGGCTTGATTTCAAGACTAAATACGAGGAGGATTCTACCAATCTGCCACAAAATTATAAGGACCTGCTATACGGCAAGACCTACACCAGTGAGGCTAACGGCAGGGAGGAAACTTTGGTTTGGAAAGGTTTAATCCAAGAAAAACAAAAGGAGTCACTACTGGCATATATAGTCTATGTAGTCTATAATATGCACAATGTAACCCAAACGACAATGTTCGGGCAAACGAAGATAGATACAAAAGTAGGCACCGCGGTAAGCATCTCTCCCAAAGTGGCGAGGATATATAACGATTTCATTTATCAGTTATACGGAGAAGTAAGGAGTGATAGAAGTGGATTGACATTGGAGGGAAACCCTTATTGGAATTTAGGAAGAGGGATAGACTACCGCGGTTTTAAGCCTACAAGTGGCTATGTTTCGCTCGTGAGGTATCTTTTGGATAATGTAGAGGACTACCCTCTATTTGATGCTAATTATCTGAAATTCGGTGGGGAAATAACAAATGAATTTGGGCTATGATGATAAACCACAATTTACTGCTGTACAGCTTGTTTGAGGATGCCTTTAAAGTGAGTTTCAAAGGCAATGAATACACGGCAAACTATGGAGAGGCTGATTTGTTTGAGCTTTGGAAGTTATTACAAAGTAAGAAACAGAAATACCCTGTTATTTGGCTGCAAACAGGATACAGCGTGGTTCACGATGTAAAGGGACAAAAAACCAAACTCAAAGGCATGAGGTTTTTCTTCATTACTCTGGGTTCGGAACACGCCTTTTACAAGGATAGGTTCAAATCTACCTTTGAGGAAGTGCTTCTGCCTTTATTAGGCTCTTTCTTGGATAAGATAAGAAAGACTAACGGAATATCTTTTGAGGAGGATAACTATTCATTTGTGTCACTGCCTTTCAATGATATATCAGAATTAGCAAGTAGAGAGAGGGACTACGGCAACAAGAGAGGAAGCCAAACGACCACTACGCCTGACATATGGGATGCGATAGTGCTGGATATCAGTCTGAATATAGACAATGAATGCGTAAATGTTAAACCATTTAAAATTTAAAAACTTATGTTAAAACAAAGCTTCTGCGGTTCAGCAGAGATGATAGCGCGACTTGGAGGTGCATTTTGTGGAGAGAAATTGGTTACAGGGTTTGCACTTCTTGACAGAAGAGTGGAAATAGACCCTGCAACTTTCAACAAGACAGCGTTGGATAAGATTATCCAAGAAGATAAATTCATTGGTAAAATATCTTTCTTCAATGTGGAAGATAACGACCAAGAGGCAGATTACAACACATCTGTAAGAAAAGAGAGGAGCCGTTCTATCCCTGGGACAAAAGGATACAGATTTACCTTTGACAAAGGCTCTTCGTTCCAAAATGAATTGGCAAAATTGGACAACAGCGACAATTACAGCTTTGTGCCAATCTTTGAAGATGGCTCTGCACTTTTTGCGATTAAAGCAAATGGAAAACTTATGGGATTTGCTTGTAAGTTGTTCGTGGGAGTTAAGAAGTTAAAAACTACTTCGGAAGTGTCAGGTTCTACATTAGAAGTGGACATCTTACCTGATGCTATGATTTATTGGCAGAA